ACTTTGTAGATTGGCAGGTTTGTATGGATGGCCATGCTGAAATACCAAAAAAATAACTAAATTACTAAATTACTGATCTGCGGACGGCACGCGCTCTGAGCTTGACGTTCTTATGATTGAGGCTCTGGTAGCCGTAGCCGAAACTCTGACACCAGGCATAATCTGAGTAGTAAGAGTGCTGCGTATTTGACCAGTACCATTCTTTTTTGAACTGATCCGGAAGGTGTTTGTATAACAGCGCTTGTTCGACACGATCAGGCAGATCGCCGCCGATTGACGCAGCCCATTCCATCTGTTTACCCCACGATGCGTCATCGTTATCACCAGGGAGTAGGATTGCATGGTGACCGGTGCCATCAGGCTTGATGATCGCGCCGGCATAGATTTCGCCTTCATTCAGTTCTGGTACTGCAATGGTTTTTTCGGTGTTCATATTGCCTCCTTGGTTGTGATTACTTCATAAAATAGTTTGCTGATCATGCTGCCGATCCTTGCGATTGATATTTTGGTAGCGGGCTGTTCATGTATAGTGGTTCCAGTTTTGCATCTCGGCGATTCGGGCAGGCAGCGCGGCCTGCGTCGGTGATACTCCAGACAAAATCATCATTAATTTGAATTAGGCCTTCGGTATTCATTTTGTAAAGCCATCCGCCAGAAGTAGGAAACGCTTCTTTCAGTTGCGCTGAATCCATTTTCCCCGGCCTGAGCAGCAGGAGAATTCTCCCTGGCGTATTGGTAGCAGTAATTTTCATGATTTTCTCCGCAATAAAAACCGAACTAACCTAGGGTGTGAGTACATTGCTGCCAGAATCCCGACCGGGCCGCCGCATAGTGTGGCAATGATCTCGCTTCCGGATGCGCCTGGCATGGTGCGCCACAGGTAGATCTGCGCACCGCCGATCAGGAAGCTAGTCAGTGCCGCAAGCACGTAATGATGACCTTGCACGTTGAGTTGTTGCAGGCCAAGCGCGAAAACCAGCGAGGCGGTAGATAAAAATAGGGTGAGCTCAACCATGTTGCACCTGTTCAATTCGGATTGTTCTGCCCGATTGCTCATCGAGAATAGTGATTGAACGAATGTCTTTTGCCTGAATCGTGCGTTCTGCGCGTGACAGTTCTTTCATATCCTGCATGGCGCGGTACAACATCATCACGTCCATGTAGGGGAGTTGCGCTTCGATCTTGTGGATCCCCGCCAGTACAGCGGCTTGTTCAAAATCGCGTAGTGACCATTCGCCCGTAGCGTCGCCGCGACGGCTGACATCATTCATCGCGCGCATCGCGCCTTCTACCACCGGCATCACTGAGCTATCTTTTGGTTGTTTACGATACATCGCGCCCCATACGCAGTTGATCGCTTGCCCGATGCGGTCAAACTGGGTCTTATCAAAATAGCCTGCGCGCGCAGCAGCGATGCTACTGTGCAGCACGATGCCAAATTCATCACGTAGACTAGTGACCGGGATTCGTACATCCTTTGGGTGATAGGCTTTATTGCGCTTTGCTTTTGGCTTACTCATGCTTCTTCAACCTCATCCAACGCCTCACAAGCTGCGAACACACGCTGTACGATGCTGGCGGCGCGTTGCTGGCATTCTGGCTTCACGCTAGGTTCGTTTTTTGTCCAATCGAGCTCTATTGCCGCATCGATGGCGGCTTGGCGTAATGCAGTAATTTTCAGTTTAAGCGTGCTCATATCGTGTGCCTCGCAAGCGCCCAGGAGACGGAGATGCACATTCCCTGTTTGCGGTAGTATCGGTAATGACCGATGCAGCGGATTACTCGTGTCAGCAAGTTAGCCTGGTGATACCCGCTCGGTTTGCGGCGGGGGAGTAGGATGGCGCGGTTCATACCGGCGTTCCCTCATCTTCATTTGAAATAATTGCCTGTACACCGAGTCGGAAAATGGCATCGAGCGCATCGTCCACCGTTCCATCCGGGTTGAGCATCAGAAATATATTGATAGCCACATCGGTGGCAACTACTCGATCGGGTATCACGTTTACGGTATAGGTAGTAATGATGTGCTCCTCTTGTATCAGGGATGCTTCAGCGCTTTTGATGGAAGCAAATACTTGCTCTCGAATATGAGATGGTAGGAAGCTATCTGTGTCATATGGCCTTACGTAATCTGTGACCTCACCAGCAACAGCCTTCAGTGCGGCGAGCATTCCTGTGTTGATGCGGCAAATCTCGTTTTTTGGTACTGGTTGCGCTTTTGGTGGGTTCAACATGATTTTCTCCAGCAAATGATCTGAGAAATGAATTGATAAATGACTAAATAACTGATCTGCGGACGGCACGCGCTCTGAGCTTGAGGCCCTCCGACTGGTGCTCTGGGTGCCGTAGCTGAAACTCTGAAACCAGGCATAATCTGAGTCGTCAGAGTGCTGCGTGTTTGACCAATAAGCCTCTTCCTTAAACTCTTCATGCACGCATTCAAGCAACAGTGCTTGCTCAACACGGCTTGGCAGATCGCCACCGGCAGCCTTTGCCCGCTCCATCTGATTCGCCCAATTATCGGCAGCAAAATCAGTAGGCAATAAAATTATGTGGCATGTTTCACCGTTTGGGCGGGTGATAGAGCACAGGTATCTTTCATCAGATGAAAGCGTTACGCCTTCGGGCAGATAGGGTGCTGGTAACTGTTCAAATGCGGCGATTAGGGCTGAAAGCCTGCTTTGTTCGGTCTTGATTTGATCGAGTGTGACGGTCATGGATGTCTCCGTTGGTTTGGTTTTAATTAGCATCAGGTAGGCGGCTGCTCGTAAAGCAGCGAGACATGGGCAATCGGCTTTTCTCATGCGGCGCTTTGTCGCGTTATCCGCTGCCGACCATGCTGCACTTGCTTCGCCTACCTGATGCTGACTATGTATGCCGTGTTGGCCCCGATATGGGAGGACTACAGCTTGCGTCGCCTTGGCAGCGCATCTCCGCTGGGGTTGCGGTATGGGTAAACTTTACACCTCTAGGTGTTATAGTGTCAACACCTAAAGGTGTAATTGTGGCAAAATAAAAACCGTCAGGACTTCTGGCGGTTAAATTAAGGAGAAGTGAATGCTGTATTTTAAGTTGCTGGATTGCTATAAGCAGGCGGCGTGGTGGGGAATCACGCGGTTTGATGCGGAATGTGGGTTAATCGGGGTTGGATTTAACTAGCCGATGGTGAGGTGGTCCGGGTGGCGGTGGTGAGGAACTATTTGTCTGTCATGGTGCGTTTTGGCCGACTAAAGTTTTGATAGGTTGGTCACAAGGTTGTAAGTGAACCAGCCATCGCCAGTGATGAATATTTGTGGTTTTGCGGTCGCGGTATCACGCATAATTCCAATGCCGTTGCTATATGTCTCAAAACTAATTATTTTTTGATATGGGAAACGCACACTTTTTTTCTGTCCTGAAAAATAAATATTTTTGTCGGTAATGATGACCCATCCGCTGTCTACGTGCACCCGCTCGGTATGCTCTACCGGGCGTCCTTTGAATGCTGTGGTGCGGTAATAGACACCTTTTGCAATTTTTATACTGACGCCATTTGACGCACCAACGAACTCGCGCCGAGTTTTATCTTCCAGAAATTCGGCATTTTGAAATGCCCAAACTACCTGCTCTCCCTTTTGATAATTTATTGCTGGCAAACCATCAAGCTGAAACCTGTTTGATATGATGCCATCGCACAAGTCGCGCAGCACCGCTGATTTTACAACTTTCGAGAGCGCGCCATTTTGATTTAAGTCTCGTTGTGATAATTCGAAGCGGGATTGAAAAGTGGCGAGTTTTGTTTCTTCCGTCCTGTCCAAGATGTCATCAAAAAGAAATTCATCCACCGCGGCTTCAAAGCCAGATACCATGTGTGCAATTCGTTCTGATGCGGGAATAAGGGCGGATTGTTCAATCTGGTCAAGTGCCATTTCAAGTTTATCAAGTCCATCATCGCCATCAATGATCGCTTTCGACACTGCGGCGATCATTTGTTGTTGGCCTTGATGATAGCGCGCTTCGCATTCTGGGTGTTTTTTCTTAAAAAACCCAGCTGGTTTTTTGCAATACAGGCAATCACTCATTGTGTGGCTTTCGTGGAAATTGAATCACGTTATTTTTTTTCGCCGCTGGATTTTCTACTGAATTTAGCAATCGAATCAAGCAACTCCATTGCATCGTCTAGCCGGTCATCTGCTTGCATTTGCTCCAGGAGCATAACTCCACGCTTAATGCGCTCGTCTTCAATATGCGGGCGGCCTACCATTTCCCCCTCTCCGCTATCAAGCCAAAAGGGATTCACGCCGCAAGCTGCTGCAATTTTAATAAGCGCTGCGGTTTCCTGCTGAATTCCTCGTTCAAGCTTTGAAATTGTTTGTTGCGGCAAGCTAACTTTTTTGGAAAGCTCAATCTGCGTCAATTCCGCATATTCCCTGGCTGCCTTTATTCTGTTCGCTAAATTCATGTTTGTGAAGTTATAGCTCACCCAGCTTTCAGTCAAACATCTTGAGGTGTTGACTAGATTACACCTTGAGGTGTAAAGTGTGAGCATGAATTATCTCCAAAAAACAATTGATCTGGTTGGCGGACAAAGTCAGCTTGCAAAGAAAATTACCAGATGGCATTCCATGAATGGTGCTGGACTCATTGTCCGGCAGCAATATGTCTGGAAATGGCTTAACAGCGATTCGCCTATGCCTCCGGCTGAGCACTGCCGGGCCATTGAAGATATTACTAACGGCGCTGTCACTCGCTATGATTTGCGGCCTGATGTGTTCGGCGCTTCGGCTGACTGCGAATCCAATCAAACACAGGAGGCGGCATGAGCGCGCCTCTATCATCTTCTTGGTCCTCTCTGACCGAAGCCCGCGCTCCTGTGCGGTTTGTGCCACCCGTCCATGAGGTCGGGTGGCATTTTTTTGAGAAAGTTTAGTTGTTTTCATGGTTGAAGAATAGCCGCAACAAAAAACAGCGGCAACGGAAATAAAAGAGAGGACGTTCCATGACTTGCGAATACTTTGATTCAGATCCAGACGATGCACTTTATAACTTGGCTCGCCGCTATCCGGGCAAGCTGCCTGCTTTAGCCCTCAGGCTTGGGCGTGAAGAGTCCATGTTGCGTAAGCAGTTGTCGCCATCCGTCTTTACGCACCATCTTTCGCCTGAAGATTTCATTCGGATTATTGAGTTATGTGCTGAGGTGAATGTACCTGGTGCGTATCAACCGCTGCACGCAATGTGCTTCCGGCTTGGTCATGTCGCCGTATCGCTGCCTGATGTTGCATCAAGTGCGGGCGAGCTGTTTCAACAGATATTGTTGATGATGCGTGCTGAAGGTGATCTGGCTAAAAACATTCAGGATTCATTAGCGGATGACGGAAGGATTGATCGTCGTGAACTGACTGAGATTGAGGATCATCTTGAAAAGTGTATCGGCGCGCTGGCCACCTTGCGTGAGCAAGTTAGAGCAAAACATCGCAAGGATTTTCCAGCATGAGCGCACTGGGATATAAGTCAAAGATTGATTTCAAGCAAGTATCAGCAGCCGCATTAGGTCAATTAACTTCACTGGTTTCTGGTTGGCTGCCTGACGGTAAGAAAGCTGGGCCCGAGTGGAAAGCACGCAACCCAACACGTTCTGATACTAAGCCCGGCAGTTTCTCGATCAACCTGAATACCGGCGTCTGGTCTGATTTCGCAACAGGCGAATCCGGCGGCGATGCGATCAGCTTGTATGCCTACCTGCATGGCATGAGCCCACTCGATGCAGCACGTGAAGTCGCGGCACAGATTGGTATGTCGGATGCAGGCGCACAACCCATCGCGCCCACGAAAAAGCCGCGCAGCGAATGGATACCAATATTGCCGGTGCCATCTGATTCCGGGCCATATCCAAAGGCCCACCCAATACGCGGTTTGTCACAGATGCATTGGGAATACCGCAATCAGGCAGGTGAGCTGCTTGGTGTGATTTACCGGTTTCAAACATCAGACGGCGGTAAGGAAGTATGCCCGTGTGTATATGCGCGTCATCCTGTTACCGGTAAATGCGAATGGCGTTGGTTGTCATTCCCATCACCGCGCCCGCTGTATGGTCTGGATCGCCTACGTGATGGCGCTCCGGTGCTAGTGGTTGAGGGTGAAAAGTGCGCGGATGCAGGTCATGGCGTACTGTCAGATACCTTCGATGTCGTGAGCTGGCCGGGCGGTGGCAAGGCAGTGGATAAGGCGGATTGGTCATTCTTGGCTGGGCGCAATGTGCTGATCTGGCCTGATTGCGATGCGCAGCGCGAAAAGCTGAGTAAGGATGAGCAATCCGCCGGCGCTTTACCGGAAAGCAAGCCGATATTGCCAGAAGCAGAACAGCCCGGTATCAAAGCTGCTGAAGCGATTGCGGCCCAGCTGTCGAAGCATGGTGCAAAAGTTCGTATCGTCGCCATTCCTGCACCTGGTGAAAAACCGTCCGGATGGGATATTGCGGATGCGATTGCTGAAGGATGGGGCTTTGATCAAATTATAGAATATCTGCGCGCAAATCAGCGTGCACCTGCAGATTCTCCGGCACCACTTTCGAATTCTGCAACGGCGACGCAATCAGCCGTTGTCACACCAAAGTTAGATTCGTTGATCGCCCATTACGCGCTGGTTTACGGAAAAACCGATGTTTGGGACAGTCTGAATCGTCAATTGATCAAGAAAGCTGGGTTTGTAGCGCTGGTCGGTAATGATCTGGCGAAGCAATGGCTGGCTCATGCTGATCGTCGCACCATCGATACGGAAGCGCTGCCGAAATTGCGGCGCGGTCGTGCAATCGAAGAGGGGGCGGGGGGTGGATTGGCTGTGATGTTACAGCGCTTCGTTTTGCTCTACGGGACTGTGACGGTGTGGGATAACGAGCTGCGCAAGGTTGTGGCAATGGAAAGTATGCGTATGGCCTATTCGACTGACGATAAGGCAAAACGCTGGTTGGATCATCCTGCGCGTCTGATGATCGATGCGGATAACCTGGTGTTTGACCCAACGCAAAAGGTTTCACCAGATACACATGTGAATATGTTCGAAGGTTTTCCAGTTCACTCTAAACAGGATGAAGCGCTGTGCCAGCCGATCATTGATCTGTTATATGAAATGTGCGGATCTGAAGAGGATTTATGCAGTGACACGGCGCACTGGATTTTGCGCTGGATCGCCTACCAGTTCAAAAATCCGGGCGCGAAGATGCAAACAGCAATATTGATGTTTGGCGAAAAGCAGGGCACGGGTAAAAGTCTGTTCTGGGAAGGAATTGTGCGGGCTTTGTTTGGAAAATACGGCACGACGGCTGGCCAGCATCAACTTGATTCTCAGTTTACTGAATGGCGCTCATGCAAGCTATTTGTATTGTTTGAAGAGGTGTTGTCACGCAATGATCGATACAACCACCTTGGCACGATCAAACACATGATCACCGGGCGTGATCAGCGCATCAACCCGAAGGGTTTGCCTGAGCGGGTTGAAGCGAATCACATGAATTGCGTGTTCTTGTCCAATGAGCCGCAACCGATACCGCTGGAGCTGGAAGACCGCCGATTCATGGTGGTAGAGGCGCGCAATAGAATCAGTAATGAGTTCAAGGATCGTGTGGTGCATTCCATCAATAACGGTGGCATCGCAGCGTTCTATCATTTTCTGCTTAATTACGATCTGGGTGATTTCGACCCGCACACCAAACCACTGCGCACCACTGCCCGCGACAAGATCGTTTCATTCGGCATGCCCGGATGGGAAGTGTTCTATCGAGAATGGAAGGATGAGCGTTTGGCGGTGCCGTACTGCTCATGCCTGACCAGTGACCTATATCAGGCCTATAGGCGCTGGTGTGATCGCGCTTATGAGAAGCCGCTGACGCTGACTAAGTTTTCCTGCCTCCTTTCCAATCGTGAAACGAAAAGCAAGCAGGAAGTCTGGTTTTCAAACAAGCGTAGCACATTCATGGTGTTTGAAATTTATCGTAAAGACGAAAAAGAATCTCTTAATAAACAATGCAATAGATTCAGAGAGTCTATATCTGGTCGTGAGGAATCGTGAATATGACTACGCAGGGTTACGCAGGGTTTAATCAAACCCTGCAAGCACTCAAAGCCAATGAATATGCGGGTTGCGCAGTGTTACGCAGGGTACGCAGGGTTATCGCGCATGTATGCGCAAATTTACACATTAGTTCATACACGTACTTAATTAACTTGATTTGTGTTTTTTTATTTCACATACGAGGTTTTAACCCTGCGTACCCTGCGTATCTATCTACAAGCCACGTAAATAAAGGGCTAGAAGCTACGCAGGGTTTGTTTCAACCCTGCGCAAGCCTGCGGAATTGATTTATGAGCAATCTGCGAACCGAAATGCCTGTTGTGGCTGCATTCATTGATGAGATGCGCAAGGCGTTTGGCGTAGATGCAGTGAACCAGCAGATCCGGCGCGGCATGAAGGGTGAGCAAACGTTTTTCGCGACTGAGAATGGTCGCACGGTAGGAACAGCGATGGATGTGCCAGATCCTGACAAAGTATTCAGCGGTGACAGATTGCTGGTGATCCCAGTGATGGAAGCGCCGAAAGGAGGCCAACGTGGCAGAGGTGCTTGAGCGATGGATGTACGGTGATCCATTGCAAGCTGTGATGCGTAAAGAGTCGCAGAGCTGCAAAGGATGCAAATTCGAAGTTTCTGAAACCTAGTTTAACGAAAGGATGATGCGATGCTTGAAGGACAAACAACACGGCGTGAAGTGCAAACAGTACAAACTAACTTTGATCGCGCCGAAGCAATGACCGAAATCAATGTTGTGTACGGTAAGATTTTCGTTCCGGCAGAATTGGCGATTAAAATCTTCGAGTGGGCAAGATGGGTTCGCGTAAGTAAGGGACTTGATTCGCGTGGCCGTTGCGCGAGTGCTGAAGGGCGTTATGTATCAACTTATCCTGATTTTGACAGCAGCGCATATGTCGCTCAGCCTGACATGCGTGTGGTGCTTGCGGTTGAGCGCACTGTCTGCAATCCGATGTTTCCAGCAAAGCCGCGTGAGATTATTCGTCGTCAGTTTGTGGTCCGCGCTGAGCCAAAAGATATTGCCCGTGCACTGGGTATTCATGGCCACAGTTATGGGGATGAACTGAAGCGCTCGATCGTGATGATTAAAAATCGTTTGACAACGCATTAATCAATGTTTATTGTGCGCATACATTCTGAGTTGGTGAAGTTAAATCGTCCTTGCGGATGATTTGCCGACTCAGTAAGGATAACAAGCCAGCCTAATCCGCTGGCTTTTTGCATTAGCGATATCAATATGATCAGCATAGATGTTCAGCATAACTTCAAGCAGGTAGCAATTAAGCTGTTTGAGTTACGCACCGACGTATTGGAGAAAGCCAAAGTACGGGCGCTGAATAAGATTGCAGCACAGGCAAAGGTGGCAGCCAGCAAAGAGATACGCGCCGCTGGATACAACATGAAGGCGGCGGCTATCAAGCAGAAGATCACCATCAAGCGCGCATCAAGTGGCAATGCGGTGGTAGTCATCAAGTGCTCAGGTAGACCGATACCGCTGATTGCCTTCTCGGCACGTGAGACCAATAGTGGTGTATCAGTTAGCGTGAAGCATGGTCGCAAACTGATCAAAGGCGCTTTCATTGCCACTATGCCTTCAGGTCACCAAGGCGTGTATGTCCGCGTTGGCAATCAGCATAAGAAGATCAACGGCAAGTGGCACGGGTTACCGATCAAGGAATTGTTTGGGCCAAGTGTGCCAGCTGCGTTTGGCAATGAGATAGTACAGGCAGCACTAGCCAAGCTAGTTCGAGAGAAGTTCCCGACCATACTGGCGCACGAGATTAAGTTTGCCGGTCAGTAAATTCCAAGGTACTCCCTGGCAACCTGAACTGCGGGCACCATGACCCCGAAAAAACTCTAGTAACCAGTTTCCTTAGGGGGGTGTAAATCCCCTGATTGACCATCAGACTATGCTGACACAACAACAGATCGCAGATCACCTAGATATTAGCCAGCAGCAAGTAAGCGAGCTGCTGAAAAAACTTGGGTTGATCTGGCAAACTGAAACGCTGGATTCAATTCGTGTTGCGTATATCCGCCAGTTGCGCGGCATTGCAGCCGGGCACCGTAGTCACGACGGATTGGATCTAACTCATGAGCGAGTGCTAACCGAGCGCGTAGATCGTGAGCTGAAGCTGCTCCTAGTTGCAGAAAAGAAAGGCGTGCTGATTAATGTTGAGCAGCTGGAGCCTGAGTTGATGAATATGGTCGGCGCTTTTCGCGCTGAATTACTCGCTCGGGATGATAAGTTGAAAGCTGACCTTGACGCTTTGTATGGTATCGAACTGGATTTGAATCTACTGAATGAACACACACACGCAGCACTTGCGCAGCTTGCTCGATACGAGCCTGGCAGTGATGGCGCTTGTGCGCCGATTGGCTCACCTGCTCACACCGCCGGAACAGATGAGCACGCTGGAGTGGGCGCGCCGTCATAGAGGAATGTCCGCAAAGGCATCGGCACGCCCCGGCAGATATAACCCTGACCTGACGCCATGGGTTGCTGGCATCCTTGATGCGCTAGATGATCCAACTGTTGTTGAAGTAGTTGCAATGAAATCCGCCCAGGTAGCGTGGACTGATGGCGTGCTGAACAACTATATCGGCAGACGGATTGACATCGATCCTTGTCCGATGATTGTGATGTTCGCGAAGGATCAGGCGGCAAAGGAATACAACGATGAGAAGTTTGTGCCGATGGTAGAGGCTACGCCTCGGTTATCACTCAAAGTTCCGGTGCATAAGGCGCGTGATCGCGACAACCGAAATAATTTTAAATCGTTTGCTGGTGGCTTCCTGAAGTTCGTTGGCTCGAATAGCCCCAGCTCTGTGAAGTCAACACCGGCACCGGTAGTGGCGATCGAAGAGCCAGACGACTGTAATGAGAATTTGAAAGACCAGGGTGACACGATCACCCTGCTGAAAGAGCGCACCAAGACTTACGCGAGACGAAAAGTAATCTTCGGCGGGACGCCTACGATTGAAGGGTTGTCCAGAGTCGAAGCGGCTTACAAAGGGAGTGATCAGCGCAAGTTTTATATCCCCTGCCACCACTGCAATGAGTCACATGTTTTGATGTGGGAATATGTACGCTGGCATGAAGATCCTGAGTGCAATCATGAAGTGTTTGGCAAGGCCAGACCTGATACAGCGTATTACGTTTGCCCTCACTGTGGTGGCGAATGGAATGATGTTGAAAAAAATAAAAACGTCCGGCAAGGAGTCTGGCGTTCCAATGCTGAGTTTTACGGCGTTGCTGGTTTCTATATCAATGAATTGAATAGTCCTTTCCCCGGCTCGATATTACAGCGGCTGGTAGAAAAACGTCTCACCGCCGAACATGCGTTGGAGCAGGGTGACGATACCAAGATGCGCAGCTTCCGGAATAACTCAGAAGGGCTGGCTTATGCTTATGCCAGCGAGTTGCCCGATGCGGATGCACTGCGCGAAAGGGCTGAAGAATACGAAGAGCTCACCGTTCCCTGGGGCGGACTGGTACTGACTGCCGGCATTGACGTGCAGCATGATCGTCTCGCAGTGATCATACGAGCATGGGGGCGAGGTGAAGAAAGCTGGTTGTTGTATTGGAATGAGATACACGGCCAGACGATGATTGCAGAACAGGGCGCCTGGATTGAACTGGATGCGCTGCTCTCCCGCCCATTCATTCATGCCAGTGGTGCGCAGTTTCACTTGAAGGCTGCCAGCATCGATTCGTCAGACGGGCAAACATCGGATGCGGTCTACGCTTATGTGCGCCGCCGGATGGGTCGGAACTACATGGCGGTAAAGGGCGCATCACTTGATGATGGACGTGAAATATTTAGCCCTCCCAAGGTGGCAATCGATACCAACCGACTGCAAAAGGCGCACAAATATGGCCTACGTCCTTTCATGGTCGGCACGCAACGCGCCAAAGATTTGATGCTAGGTGTGGATGCACAGGGTGGACGAATCAAGCTGGAAGGCTCCGGACCCGGTCGAATGCACTGGTATAAAGAGGTGCGTACCGATTACTGGGAGCAGATCACCAGTGAAGTTAAAGCGCCGCACCGGACTGTACGCAATAAGAAGGTTTGGCAGAAGAAGTCCGGTGTGCGCAATGAGGCATTAGATTGCGAAGTGTATACATTACATGCGGCGCGCAGCATCAAACTGAACCTGTGGAAAGAGGAGCGTTGGCTTGCTGAAGAGTCGCGCATCAGGCAGCCCGATCTATTAGGTAGTGACGCGGGGATTGAACCTCTGCCAGCACTGGAAAAGCCATCTGAACAAATAGCAGCACCTAAAAAGCAACCCGCCCCGAGCGGGTTTTTTAATGCCCAGACCAAGGGCTTCTCTTCAACCAAGTGGTAATAGATGCCAATACCAGCAAACATAACAGCAGGCGATTCAGCGTCATGGACGGACAATCCGTTTAGAACTTTTGAAGGAGCGCTGCTGGATTCAGGAAAATATTCGCTTAGCTACGAGCTGCGCGGGTCTGGTGCGCCGATCACGTTGGCATCTGTAGTGAATGGATCTGGTTGGAAGATCAGTATTGCCCCTGCGGTGAGTGCGAGTCTTGTTTCCGGCGTATGGTTTTGGGCTGCAATTTTGACCGCAACCGGTGAACGAATCACGGTTTCCCGTGGCGAAATTAGCGTCCAAAAAGATTTGTCAGCCGTAAATTCAGCTGGCTTTGATGGCCGAAGCGATGCAGAAAAAGCGCTATCAGATGCTGAATCTGCGCTGGCTAACCTGCACGCATCAGGTAAAAAAACTAAAAAATACACCATCGGAACACGTAATGCTGAGTATTACACCGCCCCTGAATTAATCGCGGCGATCAGTTATTGGCGTATCCGGGTATCGAATGAGCGCGCTTCCAAGTCAATCAAAGATGGACTGGGTAACCCTAAAAATTTAATGGTGCGATTTAAATGAGCGGCTACAAGAAACTGATGGGATGGATCGCGCAGCGTGCCTATAAGCAATCAGGAACCGCGCCAACAAAATCTCAACGCGCTTATGCCGGGGCTGGTGTCGGGCGTCTCACCAGCGACTGGTCAGCGCTGACAACCTCTGCTGATTCTGAGATCGTCACCAGCCTGCGCTTGTTGCGTGCCAGATCTCGCGAACTGGTTCGTGACAATGAATATGCCAGCAATGCTGTACGCATAGTACAAAACAACGTCATCGGATGCGGCATTGGTCTACAGGCTCAAGTGGTCAACGGGCGCGGCAAGTTGCAGGACAACATCAATGATGCGATTGAAATATCTTGGGCAAACTGGTCAGACCGTAAAGTCTGCCACACCGCCGGATTGCTTGGATTTGCCGACATCGAGCGATTAGTGGTCGGTCAGTTGGTTGAGGCCGGTGAAGTATTGGTACGCAAGATTAAGCGCCCATTCGGCGGATCAAAGATCCCGTTTGCACTTGAGGTTATTGAAGCTGATCGCCTGATGGATCAATACCAGACTGCACGTGCCCCGAACGGTAACGGCATTCGCATGGGTGTTGAGTCAGACGAATGGGGACGTCCAGTCGCGTACTGGCTTCACCCGAATCATCCTGGAGATTATCAGTTCGCTTCGTTTCAACCATCCAAATTTTTACGTGTTCCAGCAGAAGAGATCATCCACTTATATATCGTGGATCGTGTACCTCAGACGCGTGGCGTGCCTTGGTTCCATGCCACACTCAAGCGCATGAATAACATGGCCGGCTACGAGGAAGCTGAGATCGTTGCTGCGCGCGCATCGGCCAATATAGTCGGTTTCGTGAAGTCTCCTGAAACCGCACCAGGTGATGATGTGCAATCCGGTCAGCGCATCATCGATTCTGAACCGGGTACCTTCAAACAACTTCTGCCTGGCGAAGACTTTATCGGGTTTAACCCCAGTCGTCCTAACTCGCAGATGGAGCCCTTCATGCGATTCATGCTGCGATCCTGTGCGGCGGGAATCGGCATGAGCTATGAATCACTGAGCCGTGACTATTCGCAGAGCAATTACTCCAGCTCACGCCTAGCGTTATTGGATGACCGTGACCTGTGGCGCGTGTTGCAAGGTTTTTTTATTCGCAATTTCCGCGCTGAAATACATAAAGACTGGCTGGAGGCCGCTGTGTTATGTGGCGAGCTGGCGTTCCCGGATTTTTACAGCAACCGCGCAAAGTATGCCGCCGTGCGCTTTAAGCCGCGCGGATGGAATTGGATCGACCCAACTAAGGAAGTAACCGCCTATCGCCTTGCGGTTCGTGCTGGATTTATGACGGTAGCAGATGTGATTGCTAATACCGGCGGCGGCGTGGATGCCGAGGATGTATTCAAGGCACGCCGTCAGGAACTAGACATGATGGCTGAGAACGATCTGATATTCGATACCGACCCGGCGCAAGTCACAGATAAAGGGCAAGCGCAACCGACCCCACCGGAGCAAGAGGGTGACGGAGCGGAATCGGAACAAACGGAATCACCCGCACAGGAATCTGCTGAACCCGTCGCTGATGGCGATGAAACAACGAAGAAGGATAATTAAATGCCTATTAAACATAAGCTTGAGAAATTGGAGCCGCAACGCCGCGCACTTTCAATGCGCGGTCAGGAGATTAAAGCCGACACTGAATCGCGCACCGTGCGTTTCTCATTCAGCTCGGAAGAGCCTGTTGATATGTGGTACGGAACAGAAATCTTAAGCCATACACCTGGCGCGGTACGTATCGATCAAAGGCAGCAGACTATGCCGCTGCTATTTAACCATGATCGTGATGACCTACTGGGCGTAGTCGAGTCAATCGGCGTTGGTGCAGATAAGCGCGGTTATTGCGATGTGCGATTTGGCCGTGATGATCGTGGTGACTGGGCAATGAAACAGTACAACGATGATGTCCTAGTAAACGTCAGTTTCATGTACCGGGTCTTCAAATTTATTGAAGATACTGAAGAGGAAACATACACGGCTATCGATTGGGAGCCGTATGAAATATCACTTGTGACCGTTCCTGCCGATGCATCAGTTGGCAAGGGACGCTCCGTCACTGACGAAGCGCAGCCCGTCAGTATTGAATCGCGGAGTAAGTCCGCAACAACCGCAGCACCGGCATCCGCCGAATCTTTAACTTTATCAGGAGACACTGACATGTTTAAACGCAAATTTGTAAAGCAGGACCCAGCAACTGACGGCACCACAGGAGCTTCCGGCGGAAACGGTATTGATCAAAATGCCCTGCGCCTTGAAGCTGCGACCAACGAGCGCCAACGCGCCGCAGAAATCGAAGCGCTGTGCCAGGCGCACGGCGTTGATGCCGACTTACGTCGCGGCTTGATCCAGCGAGGCGCTAGTGTTGCCGAAGCACGCGGCGCGGTACTTGATATCGTATTGCAGCGTGGAGCAACACAAAAACCAACCGCCAGCCTGGGTAATGGTCATGCGCCCGATATGAGCGAAGGCGATAAGGGTCGCTACTCAATGCTGCGCGCAATCAATGCATCCATCTCCAACAACTGGAAGGATGCAGGTTTTGAGCTGGAAGTTTCCAACGATATCGCTAAGCGTATGGGTAAGGATACCAAAGGCTTTTTCATGCCGACAAATATCCCGTTTGCGCAACGCGCTCAATATGCTTCAGGAGCAGCAGCGACCGGCGGCGCACTGGTAGCATCTAACCTGCTGACCGGAAGCTTCATTGAAGTGCTGCGCAACAAGGCGCGCGTTCTTCAGTTGGGCGCTACTGTATTGAGCGGCCTGACCGGGAACGTAGTAATCCCACGCCAGACCGGCACGGGAAGCTCATACTGGGTTGCTGAGACGGGTTCAGTAACTGAATCTGAGGCGACTTTTGATCAACTTGCCTTGAGCTTCAAGAGCATTGGAACCAAATCAGCCATCACTCGCTCAATGCTGATGCAATCAACCCCGGATGTAGAAATGATTGCCCGCGCAGATCTGATCGCGCAATTGGCGCTCGGCATCGATCTCGCCGCATTATCGGGTTCCGGATCAAGCAATCAGCCGCTTGGTATCGCAAACACTGCCGGTATCGGATCAGTCGTGGCTGGTGCCAATGGTGCGCAGCTCACTATTGACCACCTTATCGCACTAGAAACAGCGATCGCAACAGCTAACGCCGATGTCGATAATATGGCTTATTTGGCGAATGCCAAATCAGTTGGCTGGCTCAAGGGGCTGAAATCTACCACCGGTCAATACTTGTGGACGAATCAACCAAACGGCGGTCGCGGTGCGACACCTGGTGAAATCAACGGCTACACCGTTGCACGATCCAATCAGGCGCGCGGCAATCTTACCAAGGGAACATCTTCAAGCATTTGCTCGGAATTGTTTATGGGTAACTGGTCTGAGTTGATCATCGGCGAATGGGGCGTTCTTGAAATCATGCCTAACCCGTATGACGCAACGCTTTTCCCTCAAGGCGGTGTTCTGTTGCGCGCCATGCAGTCTTGCGATATCGGTGTGCGTCATGCCGCCTCCTTCGCGACTATCTCAGACGCACTGACGTCTTAATCTAAAACGGGTCAGGGCGTTGAATATGGCGCCCTTTATAATTTTCAAGGAGTTGATATGTCAATTAAAAACTATATCGTGCGCCCCGGCTTTGTCTACCATACGCAAGATGATGCCGGACGGGATATTGTTCATGCTGAAGGCGAAACCGTTAGTTTGCCCGAAGAGGTAGGCGATAAGTTGCATCTGCTTGAGACAGTAGATACTGCTGTCGCCGCGAGTGTTCCGACAGCACTTGCATCCGAAGTCATCGCAGAAGTACCCGCAGTCGAGGCCGCTTAAATGTTTATTGAGTCGCCGGATAACTTCCTGGATGATTTTGGTGTTCCTTGCAGTCAAGGAGCGACCAATTTCACGGGACTGCTTGATATGCCGGACCAAACTTTCGATTTGGGCGGAACGTCGATTCAGAGCAGTGAGTACAGTCTTACATTCCGCACCGGGATCGCTACCTTCCTGAATGGTGATGTTGTGACGGTATCAGGCGTTTCGTATGTCGCACGAGGCCCGGCTAACAAGCTGGATGATGGTGTATTCAGCGCAATTAAAATGAGCCGAGTATGAGCAGCAATCGTGAGTTAATCGTGGCGCGTATGTCGGCAGCATTGAGCGGGATGTTGCCCAATGCAATCCCGGTATATCGGTCACGCGAGCAGGCATTTTCGCGTGATGAGTTGCCTGCTGTCGTCGTTAAGCCTGGTGATGAGGAGACAATAGCCATTAGCGAATTAATGGAAATGTCCCGGCTCAACATTCATGTGGAAATAATCGTGCGTGGCGATCCTTGGGATTGCCTCGCAGATCCAATTATTATTGCTGCGCATGGGCTGCTATTGAACGATTTTCCGCTTTCGGCACTTTGTTCAAAAATTCGCCGGACAACAGCGAAATGGGAGCCGCACGAAGCGGATCAAACTGCTGGCGTACTTACGCAAACTTATCATGTGCAGTATCGCAGTCAAATCAATCAGCTATAGGAGCAATCATGCCTAAATATAAGTCACCCGATGGTGTTGGAATTAATATTGGCGGTGAGCAGTTTGATGTAGATTCTTCTGGCTGTATCACAGTACCAAACGGCAATTATCATACGCTGTTAACACCCATTGGATTTGAATTACAGCCGAGTGAAGACGCCAATCCAGATCCAATTCAAGTTCCAGCAGCAGAGATTCCAGTGATACCTGCTGAAAGTCAGATTTCGGTAGATAACGCACAAGCGTAATAAGTTTCTTTTCCCACATAAGCCCGCCTGATGCGGGCTTTTTTATTGGAGGTTCACTATGTATTTATTTGGCTCAGGCGCACTTTTCGGCATTCCCGTCACCGATGTAAACGGCAATGCAGTTGCTAATCCAACACCAATTCAGTTTGGTGGTCTGCAAGATGTCTCGCTGGATATTAGTTTCGATATTAAGGAATTGTACGGCCAGCAACAATTTGCGCTTGATATTGCTCGCGGCAAAGGAAAGATCACCGGGAAGGCTAAGAAAGCCGTAATGAACGGCGCAACGCTTAATAACCTATTTTTCGGTATGACTGCGACAGCCGGTATTTTGAGCAACTATGATGATCTGGTCGGTGCTGTTATCCCGGCAACCCCTTTCACAATAACTCCAGTACTGCCGAATTCTGGCGTATGGGCAACCGATCTTGGTGTTACCGATATCAACGGCAGGCCTTATACACGCGTCGCGACAGCTCCTGCAACCGGGCAGTATTCAGTGACAGCCGGTGCGTACCTATTTGCTGCTGCTGATACGGGCAAGACAGTATTTATCGCTTGCCAATACACAGCAACCAGCACAACCGCACAAAAGATTGTTGTCGCAAATCCGTTGATGGGATCAACGCCGACTTTCCGTGCTGAAATTTACGTTCCGTATGAAGGAAAGTCCCTGGTGATTTCACTTCCTGCCTGCGTATCTAATAAGTTTTCCATTGCGACAAAAATGGATGACTACACCATTCCTGAGTTTGACTTTGCTGCCTTTGGCCCGAACGGCACTAGCCCGATGACCATCGCGATGTCTGAATAATCATGGCTAAAATCAAAGGAATTTTGTTTGATTTTGGTGGCGAATCGCTCGTTATTCCACCAATCTCACTGGGTGCGCTTGAACAGCTTAAAGATCGAATAGCTGCATTTACTGGTGATGTGACTGACGGAAAACAGGTCGGCACTGTTATTGATTCCACCTATGCAGCACTTCGCCGAAATTACCCCGATATTACTCGCGATCAAGTTGCCGATTTAATCGATGTAGCGAATATGGCCGATGTATTCCAGTCTGTTATGGATGTTTCTGGCTGTCGACGCAAGGCAATCGAATCGGGGGAGATTCCGGGGAATTAGATTGGAATGAGCTCGTTGCCTACGTCTGCTCTAACACCGGGTGGACGTGGGATTACGTGCTTGAAAATGTCGACATTCCCCGCATGGAGTCTTTGAATAAATACTGGTCAGATCACCCGCCTCTGCAATGGATGGTCGCTGCCTATTTTGATATTAAGCCAAAAGATAAGCCCAATAGTAAAGACGATATTGAACAGCTGCTTGCAATGTTCCAAACAAAGTAAAGGAAGATCATGTCAGACAAAGATGTAGAGCTGAAAATTGGCGCGGATGGATCGCAGGCGGAAGCTGAATTTGCCAAAATTGGTAATGCAGCCGAAAAGGCTGGGCAGCGCATTCAGGAAACCATTCGGGAAGCCAGTTACAACATGGCTTCCAGTACAAAAGCTGCAACAGAGCAAATGAGCTCGCACTTTTCTAAGCTTACTGACAGCTTTGCCAGCGTTAATAAAATGCTCGGCGCTTTTACTGCTGTATTGGCCGGCGGCGCTGTTTTCAAGTCTGGCATCGATGAGAGCAACAAGCTTACCGGTGAAGCCATGAAAATGGGTAAACAGCTCGGCATAACTGCAACTGAGGCATCTGTCTTGAATGTTGCCCTGGGCGATGTGTATGTTGAAACAGATACGATGCTGGCAGCCAACCAGAAGTTGACAAAAACACTAGGCACCAACGAAAAAGCATTCAAAGATCTAGGCGTTGCAACCCGTGACCAGAACGGTAATTTTCGCAGCTCTTTGGACATCATGCTTGATACCAATGCTCACCTTTTAACTTTTAAAGAAGGCATCGACCGCAATATTGAAGGTCAGAAAATTTACGGCAAGCAATGGGCTGAAGTACAAGGGATTTTAAAGCTCACTACTGCAGGCATGGATGATGCGCGCAAAAAGTGCGATGAGCTTGGTCTTGTTGTCGGCAAGGAAAATGTTGCCGCAACAATTGCCTATAAAGCATCTATGAATGATGTGGGTGATGTTTTGAGCGCGCTTAAAAAGTCAATTGGTGATGCGCTTCTTCCAATTCTAACTGACCTTGGAAACTGGTTTTCAGATTATGGCCCGCAAGCCGTTCTTGTTATGAAGGGCGCAATTGGCGGTCTTGCAGCTGTCTTTTACGGCCTGAAAATGGCGGTTGAGATCGTATGGGAAGTGATTAAGGTATTTGTTCAGACCGCTGTTATTCAATTGATGCGATTTGCCGACTCTGCTAGCAAGGCGCTTGAGTTTGATTTTGAAGGCGCGAAGGCTGCTTGGAAAACGGGCGGCGATGCGATTGCTGATAATTTTGGCGAGGCGCTGGACCGGATAACGGCGAAGGCTGAGGCCAACCGCGACAAGATGACAAATTTGTTTGCCGCGCCTACTGCAACCACTAAAAAAAGCGGCGGTGAAAGCTCTGATGGTGGCGCTGAGAAAAAGAAAAAAGCGGAATCTAAAATGCCCGAGTGGAAGGCGGAGCTAGAAGCTCGAAAGGAAGTCGAAGGGCAGTTCTTCAAAAATTCTTTGGCAGAAGATGAAGCGTTCTGGCAACAGAAGTTACTTGCTGCAAAAGGTAATGCAAAAGAAGAAATTGCAGTTAGGCACGAGTTGTTTGCCATTCATAAGACGCTGGCGGTGCAAAAATTTACCGATGAAATGGATGGGCTAAAAGCTGAAGAGGCAGCCGCTAAGGCCGGCAGCCTAAAGCGAATTGATCTTGCGGCGCAGGTAGCAACGCGCGTTGGCGAAACCTACGGGTATGAGTCTCGCGAGTATATGTCCGCAATTAAAGAGGTTCAGAAAACGGCTGAAGAATGGAATAAAGATCAAGAAAAGCTTGAGGCAATGAAGATTCAGCGCACTAGAGATCATCAGTTATCTGAAATCAATATGGAGCGCGATCGATTGGCTATGATGAAAAATCTCGGACAGGTTTCGGATCAAGAAGAAATCTCTGCGTTGAAGGTTTTAGAAGAGAAAAAATATCAGATTGAAGTCCTAGCGCAGCAGGACAAAATAGCAATGCTCAAGGATGATCAGGTAGCGCAGCAACAACAGCTTGATGAGCTAGCAAAAATGCAAGAAAAGCATGATGCGGATATGGGAAAACTGGATGTGCAGCGGGTTCTTGCTGTTAAAAAGTCATGGGATACCATGCTTGGGGCTGTGTCTGGTGCATTTGAACAGTCGCTCAACGGGATGATTCAGGGCACGCAAACCTTCCAGAAATCCATGGCAAACATAGGTCAGGCAATATTGGCTGAGTTTATCAAGATGGGAGTAAAGAAAGCCACAACCTGGGTTGCAAATGAGCTAACTATGACCACCGCGACCGTTGCCGGGACTACTGCGCGCGGTGCAGCTGAAACAGCGGGCGCGACTGAATCAATGGCTGTTAGCGGTATGACCTCGATCAAAAGTATTTTGAATTCAGCCTGGGAGACCATGGCGAACGTTTATAAATCTATTGCTGCAATCCCTGTAGTCGGCCCTGTGATGGCACCCATGATGGCGGGTGCCGCATTCGGTGTTGTGGCGGGTGTAGCTGGAAAAATTGCCTCATCAGCAGGTGGTGAATGGCAAGTTCCTGCGGATCGTTTAAATCTGGTCCATAAAAATGAAACTATTCTGCCCGCCCATATCGCTGAGCCATTGCGCAATATGGTGACAGGTGGCGGTAACTTTGGGGCGGGCGGCGGCCACACTATCAATATCAGCGCAACCGATACGCAAGACGTACTGAGATCACTGCAAAAAGGAGGGGCTTTGCAAAAGGCTCTGACCGACCTTAATCGCAACTTCAATTTCCCTAAATAATTATGGGACAGTCAATTTTTCCAGAATTACCCGGCTTGACGATGGAGACGCAAGTTTCCCCCCGTTTCAATACCAAGATCAACGCCGCCGTATCTGGATTTGAGGTGCGCGCGGCTTACATGGTTTTCCCGTTGTGGAAATTCACATTCAAGTACGAATTTATCCGTGACGACGCAACAAATGAGCTGAAAACGCTGCTCGGGTTTTTCAATGCCCGGCTCGGATCGTTTGATTCGTTTTTGTACTCCAGCCCGATAGATAACTCAGTCACCGCGCAATCGTTTGGCACCGGCACCGGATCTTCAACATCGTTCCAGTTAGTACGCGCTTATGGCGGCTTTACTGAGCCCGTGCAAAACCTAAATGGTGCGCCGTCTATCTATGTAAACGGTGCTCTGACTGCTTGCACGATAAGCGGCGCAGGATCAGTGCTGTTCGCCGCGCCACCAGCAAACGGCGCGGTACTGACGTGGACCGGTTCGTTTTATTACCGATGCCGATTCATGGCAGACACCATCGATGCCCTGCAATTTTTGCAGAAACACTACAGCATGAATAAATTAGAGATCGTCGGCAGCCCGATGAATAAGGTCTGACCATGAAAGCCGCTTCAGCCGCAACCATCGCAATCCTTGCCGGCAATCAGTTCATGATGGCTGAGCTGTACTCACTGACACTGCTCACCGGTGTTGTGCTTCGCTTCACGGATGCTGATGGGGATCTTGCTTATAACGGCAATATCTATGCCGCCACCAGCCCGAAGATCATGCGTGACCGTACAAAATTAACGGTCGGTATCAGCGTGGACACGATGAATGTCACGATGTTCTGTGGTGCGAACGATTTCATCCAGGGCGTGCCGATTCCCCAGTTCGTCAATAACGGCGGGTTTGATGGCGCGCGGCTAAAGGTCGATCGCGTATTCATGGCAACTTATGGCGACACGTCGGCAGGCGTGGTTAATATTTTCACCGGCACGATTTCGGACGTTACGCCATCGCGCACTCAGATATTGCTGACGGTCAGCTCAGATATGCAGATGCTCAATATCCCGATGCCGCGCAACGTGTATGCACCAGCCTGCTCGCACAGCCTGTATGACTCCGCATGCGGCGCGGTCAAGGCTAGTTTTGGCGCAACTTCCTCCTGTACGTCTGGCACAACCACGCTACAGATATACAGCGCGCTTGCTCAGGCGGATGGATATTTTGACACCGGCACAATCACATTTAGCAGCGGGCAGAACGCGGGTGCAACACGTACGATCAAGAGTTATGTCGGCGGCGTGATCACGATGTCGACACCACTATATTTCCTGCCTGCTTCGGGCGATGCATTTACCGCTTATGCCGGGTGCGACAAGACGCAGGCCACTTGTAACAGCAAATTCAACCGCGTGATTAGTTTCCGTGGATTCCCATTCATTCCTGTTCCAGAGGCCAGCGTATGAGCGACCAAGTACGTCGGGCGATCATCGATGAGGCGGTTACATGGCTGCGCACGCCTTATCACCACATGGCTGCAATTAAAGGCGCGGGCGTGGACTGCGCGCAGATCCTCATCGAAGTGTATGCCGCTATCGGGTTGGCGGACAAGCCGGATGTTGGTAACTACGCGCCGGACTGGATGCTGCATCGATCTGAAGAAATATATTTGGGCTGGTTGGAAAAATACTGCATCGAAGTCGAAGCGCCAATGATGGGCGATATCGTCATGTTCAAGTTTGGCCGCTGCTTCTCTCATTCCGGCATCGTTACAGAATGGCCGCGCCTGATCCATGCGCAGCGTGAGGACGGCTGCTGCTATGCGGATGCAGGTCAAGGAAATCTCGCTGATCGCGAGGCTCGGTTCTTCTCATTTTTTGGTAAGTCAGCATGAGCGGTGGCAATAAGACAATCTCAACCTCAGACGTTCGCCTGGGCGGGTTGCAGATACAGAACACCGGTTATGGGGTTTGTATTCCGATTCTGTATGGCACGAACCGTGCGAAGCCGAACCTGATTGAGTACACGAATTTCATTGCTACCCCACACACGACGACATCGAGCGCTGGCGGGAAGGGTGGTGGCGTCACCACGTCAAACACGACATTCAGCTATACAGCGGCGGTAATACTCGGGATTTGTGAGGGGCCCGTAGCCGCTTTTGGTCGGCTGTGGCTGGATAAAAACTCACCAGTCGCGCCATCGCAATACGGCCTGAGTATGTTTGGCGGGAGTTATCCGCAAACACCTTGGTCATGGATGACGACTTACAACCCGTCTCGCGCTATCGGTTATCAAGGCATCGCCTATGCTGCATGCGGAAATTACAGCCTGGGTAGTAACGCATCGATCGGCAATCACAGCTTCGAGGTAACTGGCACCGGCACGCTGCGAAACGGTTATGACGTGAACGCCATCGATGTCATCGCGGATTTTCTGAATAACGCGAACTATGGTGCGATGTTCCCGTACCTGGGCGACACTACGGCAGCATGGAATTATTGCCAAGCAAATGGCGTATTCATCAGTCCGATCCTTGATACACAGCAACCCGCGCAGCAATGGCTGACGCAGTTTGCCAAGATAGCGAACGCCGGACTGGTTTGGAGTAGCGGGTTGCTCAAGATCGTTCCTTATGGCGATCAGGCTGTCACCGGCAATGGCGCGACCTATACGCCGTCAGTCACGCCGATTTATGACCTGACTGATGATGATTTTCAGGGTGGGAATGGCGATCCTGTCACGGTCACGCGCAAGCGTCAGGCGGACGCCTTCAACTCGGTGCAGGTCGAATACCTGAATCGGAACAACTACTACAACATTGAGCCGGCCACCGTCACCGATATGGCGAATATTGAAGCGTACGGGCTTCGCGCCATGGCTTCGGTATCGCTGCATGAGATATGCGTGCCGACGGTTGCAAAGCAAGTTGCCCAGGCATTTTTGCAGCGTGAGTTGTATGTGCGTAATACCTACACGTTTATCCTGACGTGGAAATATTGCCTGCTTGAACCGATGGATGTAGTGAGTCTGACAGATGTTGCGCTCGGGCTGAGTTTTACACCGGTGCGCATTGTCTCGATTGAAGAGAATTATGACGGCCTGCTGACCGTTACCGCTGAAGAAATGCCCTACGGCGTGTCACAGCCTGCGCATTATCCGCACACAGGCGGCACGGGATATTCGCCCAGCAATAACGTCACCGGTGGCCTGGTGAATACCCCTGTCATTTTTGAGCCGCCAAACGTGATGAGCGCGCCGAATCTTGAGGTCTGGATGGCGGTCAGTGGCGGCACGGATTGGGGCGGTTGCAATGTATGGGTCAGCGAAGATAACGCGACCTACCGGAATATCGGCAGAATCACCAGCCCTGCGCGTCATGGCGTTCTCTCGGCCAGTCTTGCGGGTGGTGTTGATCCAGACACAACGCACACGCTTTCGGTTGATATGTCAGCCAGTCGCAGCCAGTTGTTATCAGGCACGCAGGCCGACGCGGACAGTCTGAAAACATTGATGTGGGTCGATGGTGAACTGATGTCATATCAGAACGCCACTCTCACCGCTGCTTACCATTACGATCTGACTTATTTACGTCGTGGTGTGGATGGCACCGCAATCGGCGTTCATGCTGTTAATTCGCAGTTCGCACGTCTCGATGATGCGATTTTCAAATATGTTGTGCCGGTCGGTATGGTTGGCCTGCCGGTCTGGATCAAGTTCGCCAGCTTCAATTCCTTCGGCGGCGGCGTTCAATCGCTAGCTGATTGTACGGCTTACAACTACACCATCCTCGGTAATCGTCCCGTTGGCCTGACCGCAATCACCGCGACTGGTGGAATGTTCCTGAACGATCTGTCGTGGACATTTGGGGCGGTGCAGCGCGACCGAGACTACACAGAAATTTTTGGCAGTACAACAAACGATCGCACCACAGCGACTACGTTGACCGCATCGAAAAGCCCGACGGCGAACTGGAAGCATACCGGACTGACTCCTGCTCAGACTTGGTTTTACTGGGCGCGGACGGTTGATAACTCAGGGAATACCTCTGATTGGTATCCGGCAAGCTCCACCGGCGGCGTCGCGTGCGCACCGAGTGCAGACGCTTCCGCCCTGATGACGCAGCTGACCGGCCAAGTCAATCTGACGCAGCTTAATCCTGCGCTGGCAAACTCGTTTGTTGTCGGGTCTGTCAATGGCGTGACTGAAGTCGGGCTCAATGGAAACATGATTATCGACGGCTCGATTGTGGCGCGGAATATTGCCGCGAATAGTCTGACGGCAGCGCAAATCAACGGTACGAATCTTTCGGTGAGCGGGTCTCTTTCGGGCGCTGACATCACCGGCGCAACCGGCACCTTTGGCGGCCTGCTGGCAGCCGGCGTGGTCGACATCACAAAGCTGATCGGAACAACGACGAATTACCTTACACCCGGCACCTATACGCTAACTGTCCCTACTGATAAAACCTCGATGCGGGCAACATTAGTTGGGGGCGGCGGGAATGGCGGAACAGGGGCGCCATCAAATATTGGTGTAGAGGGTGGTGGTGGTGGCGGCGGTAGCGGGTATCTGAGCACCGCGATATTTAATGGACTTACTCCTGGTGCAACATATACCTTGACCGTCGGGTCAGGAGGTCAGGCAACAATAATTGCAGGCCTTGTTTCTGCCGCGTCTGGTAGTAATGGAGGCAATGGATCACGCACTCCGGGAGGCGCTGGCGGGGCAGGAAGAATAAATGGAGTTGCAGGGCAAAATGCCAGTGCTACGAGCGGATTTTGGCCAAAAGGCGGAAATGGTGCAGCCGGATATCTAGCGGGCCCAGTTGCGGGAAGTGGCGCAACAGAAGCTTATGCGTCAAGTATTGGTGGAGTTGGCGGAAGTGGCTATGGAGCTGGTGGCGGTGGTGGTGCCGGATCTCCTAACTCGATATATTACATGGCGCCAACGGCGGGCGGAGCAGGTGCCGGCGGCATGGGAATCATTGAATTTTTTAATCCGAACGGTGTAGTGATCCGAAATGAGTGGGATGCGCTGTTATCCGCTTTAACTAGACAGGGAATTGCATCGGTATGAGTATTCTACAGCTAACCAAAACTCTACCGGACGGACGCTCCGTAGAATTCCATGTTCCAGCCGAGTTCCACCTGGATATGTCCACGCACGATATGCAGATCATCGTCGAATCATACGAAACTGAAGAGGCTGCGCGCAATAGAACGATGTCATCTGCGAAGTCTGTAGTTGATGTCCCGTTACCCGACTGGTCGCCAATCTATGCCGACAACCTGCTCAACTTCGTCACATCAGATTCAGCGTGGAGCGACGCGCAAATCCTCCCTTGATTTATTGACATTTTCAAACAGCTAAATAGCGTAGCGTAAAAAGGATATACCGTGACCACAACTCGCATAATTACCAACGCCGGATCGCCGCTCACTAAGCCGGACGGATTGCCACTAGCCTTCGTACAAGTATCGTTCCTGCTGTCATCGATTACAGCAACTCCGTGCGACGTATTTGACGCTGTGACAGGTGAGCGTGTGGTCGGCAGCGTAACCGCTGTCACTGATGCGTCTGGTGTATTTAGTGTGGCGCTGTGGCCAAACGATCGTGGCAGCATCGCCAGCCAGTACGTCTGCGCGATCAATTATCCCGGCGCGGGAAGCTTTGGTGCTGGCGTTCCGTCTGGATCAACGCCGCTCACATGGCTGCAATTTAAGACATCAGGCCTGCCGGTTACACCTCAGATTGTCACGGCACTGACGGCCTATATCGCGCAGATGGATGCGGATGTTGCAACAGCACTGGCGCAAGCAAATATCGCGACGGCAGAGGCCGCGATTGCAACCGCTGATGTTGCGCTTACGCATGCTGACGTTGTATTGACTCATGCCGATGTAGTGCTCACGCATGCTGACGTAGTATCAACTCATGCCGATGTAGCGCTTACGCACACCGATGTATCCCTGACCCATGCAGACGTTATCCTGACTGATGCAGACGTTGCGGCAGCGGCAGCAAGTGCGGCAAGCGCAGCATCAAATGCGGCTTTATTGTCAGCAGCACTCGCAACATTTCGCTCAAAGTGGCTTGGCAGTTTTGCGACTGACCCAGCCGTCGATGGCAATGGCAACGCGCTGGCCACTGGCGTGGAATATTTCAACAGCGTAGAAAACAAACTGCGCGTTTATGGTGCGACCGGCTGGGCTGATTATGACGATGCTGCGCAGACCGAGACTACAAACGCAGCACTGTCTGCCGTATCTGCATCGAGTAGCGCATCTGCTGCTGCAAACTCACTGGCGGCGGCTGTCATTCAAGCTGCGTTGGCAACATCAAACGGGCAAGCGCAAGTATCGTTAGCGGCTGCGCAGGCGGTACTGGCGACCACCAATGGCGCTGCGCAAGTAACGCTGGCTATTGCTCAAGCTGTCGCCGCTGCTAACTCAGCAACTTCGTCAGCAACCAGCGCAACCGCATCCGCATCAAGCGCAGCGCAAGCGGTGATCGCTCAAACTCTCGCACAAGCAGCATGGGCGGCATCAACCGCGCCGACCGAGCGGATTGCGGCAGTAAGCAAGACTTTCTTCACGAACTCGGCCATCGTTGCTGCAATCATCTACGACACGCGCAAGGATAGTGACGGCGGCGCATGGCGCAATCGTTGTCAGGCAACGAGCTGGTATAACGAAACGATCTATGGCGTGTATCGCGGTGAGCGCGCAACCGAAGCGGCCTGCCGTGCGATCAGTGGCGCGACTACGAATGACTTTTTCCACAACACCACAGACGGTAAGTTCTACGCACTGAACGCCACGTCAGGTGTCACTGAGGTTTTCCGTGGAGGTCGTAGCGAATTTCCTGAGATTGTTGCGATTACAATTAATGGAAATAACGCAATTGTGTGGGATCTGACAGATAGCTCGGTTCCTATGTGGATAGTCATCCCTATTACAGTTGGAGGAGGGTGGGTTTACTTCGGACACTCACAAGCATCTAGCATCACCGCAATAAACGGCGCAATGCTGTTTGGAACGCAGGATGGTGTTGTGTTTGCTGACATGATTCGAGATAGGGGCAGAATTATCACGGGCTCTGCTTCTTACGGCGGATGGGATTCATTACCTCTTTCAATGCGAAATGCAACACTCCATACTTATGCGCAAGGAACTGTCGTAGGATTGCCCGCAATTGCAAATTCTACAGTCAACTCCATCGCAGCCACCGTCCTTCCAAACGCACCTATTGATCCTGCAACTGGTCTTCCTGTACCCACAATTGCTGTATTCACCGCTGGCGGCGTGAGCGTGATCAAGGATGATGGGACGGTAGTGAATAGCGCAAACGCAAGCAGTGCAAGTTTCGGCGGATTTTACAAAAACGGGGATTTATTGTGGTCAACTGGCGCTGGCTCAATTGAGTTTTTTGCCGCATCTCCTATCTCGGCAGGATTTGGCGGGACAAGATATAACGGTGGAAATGCAACGATACCTGCCACATCAGGATTGGCGGCGAGTAAAAGGATAGCGTTAGCTTCTTATCTGGTATTAGGCTCTGCGATTCTTGAGTTTATTAAAGAAAATCCAACAACACCGTCTGCCGGAATGGTTGCCGCCATTACTAACACCTACAACACGGGTTGGATGAATGGTGACATTCGTTTGGCCGCGCTGGCTGATACGGTTGCTGAGACTGTGGGTGGAGCCAATCTCATAGCTGGTGATTCTGCCAACTTTAATGGCGGAACGGTTGGAAGCTGGTCTGCTCCGTATCTAAGCGCTATCGCTGTTGTAGCAAATCAGTTAGTCGTTACTGCCACCGGAACTAACCCATACGCTGCGCTATATAGCATCCACACTACCATCGGCAAGGCATACAGAGTGTCTATTGATGCTGTAGCTAAGACTGCTGGTGTCACTAATGTGTCCTTGTATATTGGCAATGCAAATGGACTTGCTCAAAGCCAATATGGAATTATCTGGCTATCACTACTTCCGGTAGGTGCCGCTTTCATATTTATCGCAACAACTACTACGTTATGTCTTCAGGCGTCCGCGACGTGCGCTGTCGGTGATACTTTCACGATAGACAACATCTCAGTAATTGAATGCGCGGCAGACCGAAGCGTAAAAGCTAATCCTCTGACTGTAGTGGGTGGTCTGACTAAGTCAGCAGTGAACACAAATTCGCAGCTTGTCGCATGGTCTGGATTCTCAACGGCTAATTATTTGCTACAGCCCTATTCAGCAAACTTAGATTTCGGGACAGGTGATTTTTGTTACGCAGCTTGGATTGACGCATCCAGTGGGAATCAGGTGCTATTTTCAAGAGGAAGTGGCACAACAGCAGGTTCAATTTTATGTTTTATAAATGGGGGCGGAACTCCTATTTTATTTTATATTCATAATGGAACATCGTGGGTGCAGTTTAATTCAGGGAATATCCCGCCTACAAAAGGCCTATACATGGCCGTTCGCCGGAGCGGGGTATTGGAGCACTGGTTCAATGGTGCAATGATCAGCTCTGTGGCTTGCGCGCTGACAGTAACTAACACTACTGCTTCACTCATGATTGGTAATCGGCAGGACGCGACGCAAGGTAATTTAGTATTTTCGGCACTTTTTCGTGCAACCGCCACAGCCCCGTCAGTCGACCAGATAGCCTACATCTACGAAACAGAGCGCAAGCTGTTCGAGCCAAATGCGAAATGCACCATCGACGGCATATCAACCGCCGTAACCACGCTGGCCTACGACGAAGTGACCGATCTGCTCGATGTCGGCACGTCATGGGGTAGATCGACATTCAAGGGGCTTGTGCGTCAATCATCAGAGGCCACGACCAACGGCTCGGCGGTGGCCTATGCCGCATACGACGGCAACCAGATCACAGTCGGCACAACGGGCGCGAAGCTCTATATCCCGTCAAAGTATCTGCGCGATGAGCTGAACCGTGCCGCTGAGCAGAAAAAGCAGTTTGGTCAGCAGCTGGTCAAAAAGACATTCGTCGCAACTTCAGGCCAGACCGTGTTCATCATGGGTATGAATGAGGTGGTTAGTTCAGTCTATCAGCAGGGCTTATTGAAAGATGAATCGGCGGGTGCTGGATTTTACTCGTTGTCGTTTGATGGTTTCCGCTGGTCTATCACGCTCGGAACTGGCGCAACAACCAGTGACCGCATCACTGTGTTCTATACGAAGGTGCTGCCGTGATTGCGAAAATACGCGCGGCAATCAAATCATTCTTCGCTCTCGATCCGGAACCGCATGACAAGTTCGATGAGTGGCCTGTATCCACCAGCCAGTTCATACGAGAATACCACGTTAAGCGCGTTGATCGAAGCAAGCTAACTGAGTGTGATCAAACGTGTCCGCTGGTGGAGTCAGAAGGCGGATGCGTTTACCTGCTCGATGACCAGTGCATGATCGACGGTCTTCAGACTCCACTGAAATGATTTTTAACCTAAACCGACTAGACGAAACGGAAAATAAGATGAACGATGAAGTCATACAACCTGTCATTGAACGCCGCCGATCTGCCGATCATGAAGCGAGTAGTATCAAATCCGATATCAGACACATGGCCGAGGCGATCGACAAGCTCGGGCGCGTGGTGAGTGAAATGCACGAGGACTTGACCAAGATCGCCGTGCATGATGAGCGGTTATCGACAATGACACTCGCCCAGGAGCGCGCCTTTGCTGAGATCGACAAAATCCAAAAGAAGATTGGCGACCACATGGTTGATGAGAAAACGCCGCACCCACTGTATTCCCGCTTTATTTGGATCGGGACCGGGATCGGCAGCACATTGACGATCATCTGGCTGCTGGGCGGGTGGGCGGTGATCAATTCGTTTAAAGAGCAAAGCGCATTGAATGCGCAGATCAGCATGCACATCCATGACGACAAGGTAACCAGCCTTGATGATGTACGCGAGATGGTGCGGCGCGAGTTGCGCGATTCTGGTTTAACCACTAAATAGGAGGAAGTTATGAGTAGAATTAGAGTTGATTTTGCCCGTGTCTCGGGCGTGTTTATCGTTGCAACGGTGCTGGTTGCCGTTTCTGCACCGCTTGCAGATCTGGTTGGCGAGCCTGCTTATGCACCATGGCTGCTGTTTGCCGGGCTTGCGCTGTATGGGGTAGGGCTGTCGCATATCCTTCGCCGTGTGCTGTTCCCGTACATTGATCTGAAGTCGTTCTCAGAGTCAGCCCGGCATGAGCCAACGGGCGCAGGGCTGGTATTCGTCGGCGTCTGCCTAGTGTTGGCCGCTTTCGTCAGTCTGATGGGTAATGTGGTACATGCCGATGAACTGCTGCCGGTGAATGCAAAACTGTATCTACCGATACTGAAAGCAGAGCAGGCGTTCTATTGGGCTGATATGCCGCTACCGTCCGCGTTGGGCGCTCAAGTCGAGCAAGAAACCTGTGCGTCCCTGAAGTCGAAAAGTTGCTGGTCACCACACGCTGAACTTCGGACAAGTCGAGAGCATGGGGTAGGACTTGGCCAGATTACAAAGACTGCACGATTTGACGCCTTGGGCGAAGTGGTGGCCAGTAATCGGCAGGCGCTGAGCGGATGGGGGTGGAGTTCGAACCTATACGATCCTAAATTCCAGCTGCGCGCCCTGGTACTCAAAGATAAGCAGGGTTACGCGATGATTCACGGCGCATCAAGTGAGCCGGACCGTCTGGCGTTTTCTTTTGCGGCTTATAACGGCGGGGCTGGCGGCGTAATCTCAGATCGAAAGATGTGTCAGGCAACGCGGGGCTGTGATGCTGGCCGGTGGTTCGGTAACGTCGAACACACGTCACTGAAGAGGAAGACAGCAGTCGCCGGGTATGGGGTCAGTTTTTTTCAGGTGAACCGTGATTATGTTCGCAATGTGATGGTGGTGCGCCGATCACGGTACACGCACTACTTCGGCGAGGTGTAGCGTGAATCTACTCACATCGCTGGTCCCGTGGCCTTATCGCTTGCTGGCAATGGTTTTGTTTGCAGTCGCTCTAATCGGTTTCGGTTGGGTAAAAGGGGCGAGTCAGGTGCATGCTGAATGGGATGCCGCGATCAGCAAGCAGACTATTCAAGTCGCCCAGGTAAAACAGCATCAAGCCGAAATCACTACGGAAGTGGTGACTAAGTACGTCGATAAAATTAAACTCGTTCACGACCAGGGCGAGACAATCATCAAGGAGGTTTCTCATTATGTCCCGTCTGATACTTGCATTCTGCCTGCTGGCTTCCGGTTGCTGCACGACGCCGCCGCCAGTGGTGAGCTACCCGACGCCACCCGAAGCGCTGATGCGCAGCCCGTCACCGCTCAAGATGTTGCCAGCACCATCGCCAGCAACTACCAACAAAGCCGCGAAATAGCCACGCAGCTGGAGTCGCTGCAGGAATGGGTTAGGCGGCAGTCGAGCGCGCGCTGAACCACGATGCAACATGCGGACAATAAATCCTAGTTTATGTATAATGCGACCTCTGCAACATATCACAAGTTGGTAACGCGGTAGGCAAAGTTCTACAACCCGCATGAATACTGAGTTTTAACAGGATTGCAAATCCAGTTAGCCCAGTTCGACTCTGGGACGCACCTCCAAAAATTACCCGCTAAATCAATAGTTTAGCGGGTTTTTTATCGCCTACAGAATATGATTTATTGCATATTTTCCCTGTAAAACCCTATAATCCGCGCCCTAATCCACCCCTGCAGGGTGGCAAAACCACCCCGCACACGGACTGTTGTGCGGTGAAGTGAGTTTTATGCGAGGCGCGAAATGGCATCAAAGCGAAGTAGGGGAACATCATGGGAATACATCATAAAGCGCAAGGGGTTACTCCCTAAGCCTGTAAGCATGACGTTTCGTGATGAGGCTGAAGGTGATGCATATGTTGCGCATCTTGAAAAGCTATTAGACGCGGGAATTGTGCCGGAAGAGTTCCGCAAGGAGGCAAAGGCGATTACCAATATCGGCATGGCAATCGATCAATACCAGGAAGAGGTGCACATCACCAATGATGATGTGATCTTACTCAATGCGATGCGCAGCGCCGTAGGAAGCAAGACGCTTTCGCTAGTTAATTATGCCTGGGCTGAATCATGGGTGCGTGATTTGCGTGATGCTGGTGGCGCACCCTCATCGATCCGTAAAAAGGTCGGTGCATTGGCGCGCTGTTTAGACTGGCTGGTTCGCCGGTCCGATACGATGCTGGCAGCTAACCCACTGCGCATCCTACCAAAACGATATTCAACGACTGCTGTCGGCCGAAAAGATGTTGAGCGTGATAGGCGGCTGCAGAGTGATGAGGAAGTGCGTATCTTGGCGATATTGAATGGACATAAGCCAGACGATAAGCAGCGGGCTGTAGTTACGGTTGATTCCGATGCGTGGCGCTTGATGTTTGTCCTGGCACTAGAAACCGCGATGCGAATGCGGGAGATTTACACACTGACTCGCGATCAGGTTGATTTCGACAAGCGGACAATTTTTCTGGATAAGACGAAAAACGGAGATAAGCGCGAAGTTCCTATGTCTTCAGTAGCATTGGCAGCTGTAAAGGAATACTTGACAACTCATCCTGATAATCAGATCTTCCCATTTTGGGACAATTCGTATGATCCAAAAGCCTTACAGGCTACATCAAACCGAACTAGTCACAAGTGGGCAGCGATATTTTCAGCGGCAGGATGTGCAGATCTGCATTTTCACGATCTTCGGCATGAGGCAACGAGCCGATTCTATGAGCGAACTACGTTGACTGATATTCAAATAAGCCGTATCACCGGGCACCGCAACATGGCGATGCTCCGGAGATACAGCAATCTACGCGGGGCTGATTTGGCAGACCGTCTCTGGTGATCATGCGGCTATCGGTAAATCTGGAAGTATTGGCAGAATACGGCGCCTTCCGTTACGCACTTCGGCCAAAGCTGTTTTAACCTTCACCGGAACACCTGAGCGGTATGCTTCGCGACGCTTCTCTGTCTGAATACGCACTTGTTCGGCAAGATATGCATCCAGATCCTCGCTACGGAAAATCCAGCACAGAGAAATTTTAGCCCCAGGTAATTCACCGGAATGAATCAGATCATCAAGCGAGGTGGCAGAAACCGCCAGATACTGCGCCGCCTCGTCGTGCGTATAGGTTTTTTTCATTCTGTAATCCTTTGGGCAAGTTTAACCTTCATCTCATCTAGTTCAGCGCGCAGCACATCGATCTGTAATCCGTATTCAAGTTGTGCTTGCGCGATGGCGCGGAAATAGCTTAATTTATCCCGCTCACTCTCCGTACGGAGTGCCGCGTTTTCAGCGCGCAGATCGTCATCACTTTGTATCGGAACATACGTTCTCTGCTCATCCGGGCGCATGACCTTGAACGATCCGTTCTGCCCGAAGCGCAGCCAGTTACCCTGGTGAATGCACAATAGCGACATTCCTTTTCCTCGCGCCATGATCGTGCCGCGTTCAAGTTCAAAACCTTCATAACCTAGCTCGCGCAATTCTGCGGATACCGTGCTGAGATTTGTACCGTCCCATTGTAGTAGTCGTGCTTTGTATGCTCTTTTTTGATGTGTCCAGTTCATGTTTTTCTCCGATAAATTTTTGTTAAGTTCCCGTTAATCGTGTGGCCGCGATATCGCAGGATGTTTGAAATCTTCGCGCGCTGGTGATAGCTGTTTGATGCCTGGCGAAATAGGCCGTAATAACTGTTGGCTGTTTCAAATAAGTCTTTGGTGTCGATACTATGGATTCGCTTGATCGCTTCGTTCACTGTACGTTTGCGCGTTGTACGGCACCATGGACGAATGACTTGGCCAACAAAGTCCACGCCGCGCGATACCGGTTGCAGAATGGTTTTTGATGGGTTGATCTTGGCGCGTAATTTGTCAGCCAGAAACTCCTCGATCCGCGCTTTTGCGGCATTCAGCCATTGCGGCGATTCGTGAAGCAACACGAAGTCATCGACATAGCGGATATAGTGTTTCGCGCCGATCTGGTGTTTGACGAACTGATCCAACGAATCGAGATAAATGTTGGCGAAAAACTGCGATGACAAATTGCCGATCGGCAGGCCAAGATGCGCCGGGTGATTCACCAGGCGTTTATGTCTCGGTACCAGATCCGGCATGTCCGGATTACCGCGCAGCTCGTAGTCCTGGCGCGGATCGTGAAACAGAATCGTGTTGGATAGTTGCATCCACCATGGCTCAGTGACACGTTTTGCGATCAAGTCGCGTAGGATGTTCTTATCGATGCTGACAAAGAAGTTAGCTAAGTCCAGTTTCAGGTAGTGCGCTGGCCGGCTCCAGTTCTGCGTGATGCTGCGAATCTTCGTCTCGATGCGCTGGGCTGCATACAGTGTGCCGCGTCCTGGTATGCATGCGCAGCTGTCTGCAACGAACGATGCATAAAATCGCGGTGAGACTCGATTATAAAAAAGATGGTGCACGATGCGATCGCGGAAATCTGCGGCCCACACTTCGCGCGGTTTTGGGCGGGTGATTACAAAGCAGATCGAGCGGCACGGGTGATAGGTACCATCTCTCAGCTCATCGTTAAGATCGCATAGGTTTCGCTCAAGGCTCTGTTCGAAAGCCAAGGCGCTGGCAGTATTGCGTTTTGACTTCCGGCAGTCGATGTAAGCCTGCACCAGTTCGGCAAAGGTGAAATCAGCATGGTGGCGCACGGTTTGATCTGCGGACGGCACGCGCTCTGAGCTTGTTGTTCTTATGATTGTTGTTCTGGTTGCCGTTGTTGAAATTCTGATACCAGGCATAATCTGAGTCGTCAGAGTGCTGCGTCGTGTCGTGCTATCTACGTCGCCACACCGAAGGCTTGCGCCGATCAGCGAGGAAACTGCGCCAGACCTATCCTGGGTAACTAGCCCGGAGGTTTCTGGGGTGCGCATGTCGGTAGCCATATTGGCCAGCGGCACAACCAGATCAAGATTTCGCACAGGGACGGTAACCATGACTACCGTACAGCGGGCGACGTTGCTTTGCGGCGCCATCCATTAGCCTGCTTTCCTACGCTGTTAGTCAGCTCGATCGCACTAGCATATTGCCCGGTAGAGATTAGCCGCTTGTCTCGTGAGAGGCGCAGTAACAGCTCACATACCTGTAGGCGTTCGATCAGATCGGTTAAGTGTGGCGCCTTGTCCTGGGCGCAATTCGCACGAAAAACAAGAGCCATAATCTCAACACATTCGTCACTGACCTTACCGCCGATTGAGCGCTTGAACTCGCGCGGCATATTCTTGACTAGCTCAGTTACAACGTCGAGCAGGTCATAGGCAACTTTGTAGATTGGCAGGTTTGTATGGATGGCCATGCTGAAATACCAAAAAAATAACTAAATTACTAAATTACTGATCTGCGGACGGCACGCGCTCTGAGCTTGCTGCCCTTACGAAGGCCGTACTGGTCGCCGTTGAGGAAATACTGATACCAGGCATAATCTGAGTAGTCAGAGTGCTGCGTATTTGACCAGTACCATTCTTTTTTGAACTGATCCGGAAGGTGTTTGTATAACAGCGCTTGTTCGACACGATCAGGCAGATCGCCGCCGATTGACGCAGCCCATTCCATCTGTTTA